ATTCTTTTTCAAACGGTTTTCAATGACACTATAGTTCAGTCCTTTTTTCTGCCCTTGTATAGCCCATACGGGGTGTTCGGGGGTGATTTGTAATGGTACCATTGAATGTAGTGTTTGGATATGTAATAGTTCGCCTTCGTATGGATGTTCCAATACATCTTGTATGGTTTCAACTTCGCCTCGTGCATTGACGATTTCAGTTTCGCCAACAACACAGTGTTGAATTTCAATGGGACCTTTGGTGGTATAAATGATGGTCTCTGGGACAACACATTGGTCAACGTACTTAGCGGTGTGATTAAACACACGTAACATGGGAACAATTCCATTCGAACTTCCATTCGTTCCACGAATATCGCTTCCGGATGCACGAACATTGTGAATATGTAATCCAATACCTCCTGCCCACTTAGAAATAAGCGCACAATCCTTCAATGTATTGTAAATACCTTCAATGCTATCATTTTCCATTGCCAACAAATAACAAGAAGACAATTGGGGATGTGGAGTTCCCGCATTGAAAAGAGTAGGGGTTGCGTGGGTAAAATATTTATTTGACATGTAGTCATAGGTTTCTTTAATTTTGTCTAATTTATTTCCGTGAATGCCAATACTAACGCGCATCCACATATGTTGTGGTCTTTCTACAATAACTTTGTTTATGCGGAGTAAATAAGCACGTTCCAATGTTTTAATGCCGAAATAATCAATCAAATAGTCACGATTATAATCAATCATATTTTCAATTTCACTACCGTGCTCTTTGACGATCTGGATAAGTTCATCTGACACGATTTTGCTTTGTAGTCCATGTTTATCTTTGCTATTATATAAGTTATCCATGACTTCAATAAAACTGGATGAAGTATTTTTCTGGTGGTTGGAAACAGTAAGGCGTCCTGCTAAAATGTTATAATCAGGGTGTACAGTAGATAAGGACGCACATTGTTGTGCGGATAGTTCATCAATCAAGGTAGTGGTAATGCTGTCGTAGATTTGGTCGATAACCTTCATAACGAGCGAAGTATAATTCACCTTAATATTGGCTTCTAATCCAACTTTCTTAATTCGCTGTAAAATCTTGTCAAATGAAACAATTTCTTTGCGTCCATCACGTTTTACGACGTACATTTCATCATCGATATGAGTGTATGCTTTGGGTGAAGTAACCATCACAACAGTATATAAACTATAAAGAATGTAATTGTCTATATAGTTTTCTATAAGGTTTTCACATAGCACATCGATACTACGTGTCTAATTTATGGACGTCTACACATTGGTCAGACCCAATCGCGTCTAATATTTTTATATCAGAATCAGTAACAGTTTCAATGACTAAACTGGGGGTTCGCTTTTTACTTTCACGATGGGCGTAACCTTCAATGCGTTCTTTTTCAATAGTGGTCCAAATGGACTCAATCTCAGGGAGTGCGGTAGTAAACCAATTTCGATTTCGTTGAATAACAACGCAAGAATATTCATCTAAATACCAAAAAAGGGTATTTACTAATACGTGTTGTACGTCAATTTGCAACTGTTTTTGGGTGTCTATCCATTCATTTACACTGCTTTCATCGGTTTCAATATCGAATGGCATGTAGACATACTTTGGAACAGGGTTCATCATATCCTGATGAGAAAAGTGTAATACAATCCCTTTATAAATAGGATTATGTAGGTCACTGTAAAAGTCATTGCTATTTTCGTATTCTTTAATACGGGTTTCCATAAAGTCACATAAAGGTAGATTGCAACATTCCATTTGAACTTGGGTTTGGACCCAATATTCCATTTTGGGGATGCCGGTAATATCACGATTAACAATGTTCTTGATTTCCAACATACGACCATATCTTTCAGAAGATGTATCTATATTAATACCATCGGGGGAGGCACCCAAGAATATGTATTGTGGATGTTGAATACAACCAAACTCGCCAACTTTAGTCTTGTATAGTGATTCATATATCATCACAGTGACTTGTTCGTATTTGACTCCCCAATGGAGCGGGCTATTGACATTTACAAATTTGGGCGGCTCAGCATTTGTTTCTAATGGCTTACATTTCTCATAAATCAGGCTGTTTTGCATTGCGGGTGTTCCAAATACTTTCCATAAGTTGCTTGCACTAATCAAGTTGTGTCGGAATACATACCATTCAGGTGTGCGTTGTTCGGGTTGTTCGGCACATTCTAATAACGCAATCTGATTCTTTAAATACTCAATTGAAGAATCATCGTGTGTCATGTAGCAGGTGTATACATCGGTGCTGCTCCGTGGTGGTATTAAGTTAGAAGATACAAAACAATCATACAATGCGGGCATATTCTCAATGATTTCTTCTGTGATTCTGGAACTGTTGATAGATTCCAATTCAATAGAGTCAAAATAACTGCGTATATGCAGTCCTAATTCACTAATCATATTTTCGTTGAATTTAGGGTCTTTCATTTGTAATAAATAGGTATTCGTGTAGTCATCCATTAATTCGTGCACCATTTCTACAATTTCCCAATAATTTTCTTCGAAAAAAAGGTCTTCTTGGGAATCATTAGTGTCACTTCCACTGTCTTCTATAGCACTGTAACAATCATCAGCGGTATCTAACATACTATTGGTACGGGAACGAGTTACTATACCGAATGATGTATTCATTTCTGCCATTTCTTTTTGTAATTGAAGGTTTTTTTCAAATAATTCTTTTACTTTTTCATCTATCTCAATAGTCAACTTTTCAAATTTCTCCATAGTATATCCAAGTCGCTATTATAAATAATAAAAAATGTTTATATCCATTATTATTTATACTTACAGGGTTTTGTTTGCGGTGGGGGTGAGGGATTTCAATGTGGAAACCTTCTTGTCCATGTTACGTAAGGTATACTGATTACTGGTATTGTTATACATAAGTCCTGGGATGGATTTGATAATTCCACCTTCCTTATCATATACAACTTCCTTGGTTTTCTGTAGCTTCCGCTTTTCAAGTGATGTTTTAAAAAATTGTTTTAGTAACTTGACTTCTTTCATCGGCAAACCCTTTTCTTTTCCGTATGTTTCCGCAAATCGGTGGAGTTTTTGTAACTTGGTGGTACGGTCTAATTTATTCCACGCCTCTTTTCGATTTTGTATTTTTTCATTATCCAAGAACTCTTCTATCGTTTGGTCGGGTTGAATTATTTCATTTGAAGCATTCGCTACTAAGGTAGTTTCCTTGGTAGTATTGTTCGTATCCATTATCTAATAGAGCTCTCTTTATATACTACAAGTGTTCGTTTTATCTCATTTTCAAAAACAACTTTATAGTATATGGAAGATACAAAAACAATTTTACTACCGTGTCATGAAAAAAAGAAGAAGGAAAAGCCCAAACGGAAAATATCAACACGATGGAAACAAGAAATATTGGAATGTAGTACAAACCAAATACTGGAAGGATTGTCTAAAATAGCAAATGATATAACAGATGAGATAATTACAACTAATGATAATAAGAACTCCGTGACTAATATTATGAAAGAATTATACAAACAATGTTCGTATAAACGTAGTGGGTATCTACAACAAGACCGCCATAAGAAAATGGATGGGTCTCTTGTGTTGTCTGTTAAGGACATCGCTGTAAAATTAATAGACAGTCAATTACATTGCCATTATTGCAGAGAAACAACAACTGTATTTTATGAAAATGTAAGAGACCCACAACAATGGACTCTTGACCGGCTGGATAATTCCATCGGCCATAGTAGAGATAATGTAGTCATATGTTGTTTATCGTGTAACCTTCGTCGCAAAACCATGAATGAAGAAAGGTATTTGTTCACAAAACAATTAAATATAACCAAACAAGACGTATAAGAAATTGTATGAACGAAACCAGTATACCTTGTATAGTTAAGGATGCGCTCTCATTACGGGAGCACGAAAATATTTACAAGAAACTGGAATTATTCATTCAACAAAATAAAGTACCCCATATAATATTTCACGGTGGAAATGGATGTGGGAAGAAAACAATATTATACTCTTTTCTATTTAGGATTTATAATAATGATGTAAAAAAAATAAGGAAAAATGTATTGTATGTGAACTGTGCTCACGGAAAAGGTATTAAGTTCATTCGAGAAGACATTAAATTCTTTGCCAAAACCAACGTACAGGTAAATGAAAACATATTATTCAAATCAATAGTGTTATTTAATGCCGAATATTTAACTACAGACGCACAATCGGCACTAAGACGATCAATAGAACAGTTTAGCCATACTACACGATTCTTTATTGTAACCGTAAACAAAAACAAATTACTACAACCTATTTTGTCGAGATTCTGTGAGATGTATATTCCAAATCCAATAATAAACGATAAGGAGGTGAATTTACATGTATACCACATTAATAATAGCATGCCTCAGTTCGTGCATACACACCAAGAATGGTTTCAAGAACAAATGAATGACTTGTTTGAATATGAATTTAACCACGATTATCTATTTAATTTAGCATCCGAATTGTATGAAAAAGGATTTAGTTGTATAGACGTTGTTTGTTGGTTAGAGAATTGTATTCCATTATCCCCCTTTAAAAAATGTTCCTTGAAATTGTGTTTTAACACTATCCGTAGTGAAATCCGTAGTGAAAAATTACTTATTCTGTATATTCTGGATTATGTGTTTATGCGTAAAAACAAAGATATAAAAAGTATAACTTCATTATAACATTGGATATGGACGACTTTGTGATTTCCAATTTAAATGAATCTCGGAATGAGTGGTGTAGCCGGTTAGTGAGTATTTTTACGCCATTAGTAGCCGATGGGGTACGCTCTATATTTGATGAAGCGTGGAAGATGTGTGTAACGAATGAAGAAGTAAACAAATACTTGATGACCTTTCAAAACTTGTTGTCACACATTCCAAAATGGAATAATAGCATTATCGAACAAGAAAAAACACGTATTATTGAACGTAGTGGGTGTACTTATTTAGAGGATTTGGTAACGTGTGTACATATTATCCAATTAAAAATAATGACTTGTATTCGTGTTGGAAATAAACAAAAGAAGATTGACATTACTATTCCAAAGCTGGATGTATTTATTCATAAGATATACATTTTGGTAGCACGTAAGATTTACAGTAACGTACATTTATTCGAAAAGAACATTTCACCTCTTCAACAACAAAAGAATCATCGTGAGTTAGAGATCATTATTCAAGAATGTATCATGAACACAATTCGCGAGAGTATTCCAACGGAGGAAATCATCCGTGCCTATATGGATGAGAGCATTGAACAAGAAGAAGAAGTATACATTGAGAATATTGAGGAACCAGAAGAAAAAGAAAATGTAGTTGGTGGGGAAAGTGCAATCGAAAATGAAACGAAAACAGCATCGGAAGTAGAAGTAGAAAAGGAAGAAAAACTAAAGGAAATTATTGACGCACACGAATCTGAAGAGCCACCTAAAATTGTGTCAACAATTGAGGACGCCAATCCAGAAGAAAAAGTTACTTCAACCACATTGTCTTTCAATGATATAGATTCAGTGTTAGATAGTATGAACTCAATTAAAAAGGTTGATGCACCCAAAGATATTGAACATTTAGAAGAAATCAGCACAAACCGAGCACTGGAACAGAGAATGCAAGAAGATGAAGATGATTTCGAGAGACTGAAGGTTGATACCAGCCAAGACTTAAAACTAATGGATTTTGATGTTCTTGAGGACCAAGCCATTAAAAGTTTAGATAACGATTCATTGGTATTGAACGATATTGATGAGTTACCGACGGCTGCGTTTTAATAAGAAACAAATAACCCTATCACATTGTATACTACAATGGAAAAGTTATTATTTGTAGCCTTTTGTATCAGTGTTTTATTTTTAGTTGCCAAGTTTATTGAACGAAAATATTTACACGATGAAACCCCATTTAAATATGTATTACGTGACACTATATATGTGTTGTTTTCCAGTATGTTCATGATATTTATATTAGTATCATTTGAAGGAAGTATTGATGGGTTTATGAATGCGTTGACCGGAAAAGTAGAATTAAGTACGATTGAAACCCAAGTATTTACAGGGAACCCTGACTTTTAACAACCATATTCAATAAAAAATTGAAAGGGGTTTCTTTATAAAAATGATAAGTATTCAAATAAGTTAAAATTCTTATCATTAGATAACATATAATCCTTTCTTTTCAGAACTATGTCCAAAGATTTGCGTAAAGAAATTATACCAGTATTGGATGAATTTGCCTCCCTTATGAAGGTAAAGCGCGATAACATACGTAGTCGTTCTTATGAGAAAGCACGTGATTCTCTAATTGGGTTAAAGCATCCCATTACTAAAGTGGAAGATTTCAAATCAGTAAAGAACATCGGTGAGGCTATGTATAAAAAAATAACTGAATTCCTTAGCACAGGTGAAATTGGTTCATTGAACCGGTTACGTGAAACAGTGAAAAACATTCCAGAACCGCTATTTTCCAAGATTTATGGCGTGGGTCCAGTGAAGGAAAAACAATTGATTGCAAGTGGAGTAAATACCATTCAAGAATTACGTAGTCGTCAAGATGAATTATTAAATAATGTACAGAAAGTCGGATTGAAATATTACGAAGACATATTAGAAAAAATACCGCGTGCTGAAATTGATGGTTATAGCAAATTATTCCATAAATCTTTTCAAAAAGTAACAAAAGACAATGAAGACCAATACGAAATTGTAGGCAGCTATCGTAGAGGACATCAACAGTCGGGTGATATTGACGTAATTATAACATCTAACGACAAGATGATGTTTACCAGATTTATTGAAGAATTACAAAACACTGGAATTATTACAGAAACATTATCTCAGGGACCCACAAAGTCTTTAGTTGTTAGTCATATCAATAAAAAAGCAAAGGCGCGTCGCGTAGATTTCATGTATACTTCCCCCGAAGAATACCCTTTTGCTATATTATATTTTACTGGCAGTAAGGCATTTAATGTGGTAATGCGGGCACACGCTTTGTCCAAGGGATACACAATGAACGAACACGGAATTACTACAAAAGACAAAAAAAGAGTGAACCACGTATTTCGAAATGAAAAGGACATCTTCGATTTCTTAGGATTGGTTTATAGAAATCCAGAAGAACGCCTTGGGGGTGACTCGATCGAGTTTGTGTTAAGTAACGAAATTTTGCCTACTCCATCCCCATCTTCCAACCCGATTCAGACGGTACCCAAATTAAAAGCAGAAAAACCCAATAGACAAACAAAAAAAGAAAAAAAAACTGAACCCAAAGCAAAGAAAACAACCATTCAATCTAACATAAAACTATTCCGTCAAGATGGAATCCAGTTCTTACAACAACAATCAGAAGAACAATTGGCTGGAATATTAGAAAAGACGAATAAAGCCTACCGAAATGAAAAGCCACTTCTTAATGACAATGAATACGATATTATTCGCGATTATGTTGTGGATAAATATCCAACTAACCCAATATTACATCAAATCGGAGCTCCAGTTGAGAAAAATAAAGTTACATTACCCTACTTTATGGGTTCAATGGACAAAATAAAACCAGATACCAACGCATTGGACAACTGGAAAAAGAAATACAAAGGTCACTATGTATTGTCGTGTAAATTGGATGGTGTGAGTGGATTATACACCATTACAAATGGAGAAAAAAAACTATACACACGTGGTGATGGTAAAGTGGGACAAGATGTGAGCCACTTAATACCACATATAAAGAGCTTACCTAACGTATTAGACACAGTAGTGCGTGGTGAATTTATTATTGACCGCAATGTATTCCAAGAAAAGTACGCGAAGGATTTTGCAAACGCACGAAATCTGGTTTCAGGTATTATGAATAGTAAAAAGGTGGATAAACGTATTCAAGATTTGGATTTTGTTGCTTATGAACTCATTGAACCAGAAGTTATGCCGAGTTATCAAATGAAGATTTTATTAAAGGACAATTTCATTACCGTGCAACACACGATACAATCTGATATTACCAATGAGATGTTATCTTCTTATTTGGTGGATTGGAGAACAAATTATAAATATGAGACAGATGGGGTCATTGTAACGAATGACCTGGTCTATCCCCGTAAAGAAGGGAATCCACAACATTCATTTGCGTTCAAAATGGTTTTATCCGAACAAATAGCAGAAGCCAAGGTGGTGGATGTTATTTGGAGTACGAGTAAATCCGGATATATTAAACCGAAGGTTCGTATTGAACCTATCCAATTAGGGGGTGTAACGATCGAGTATGCTACCGGGTTTAACGGTCATTTCATCGAGTCGAATAAAATAGGGATTGGTGCGATGATTGAAATTATTCGAAGTGGTGATGTAATCCCTTATATTAAAAGCGTTGTATCCCCAGCGAATGAACCTAAGATGCCGTCTATCCCATATGTATGGAATAATACGCACGTTGATATTATGGTTCAAAATGTGGAGGATGATATGGATGTTCTTGCAAAACGTGTTGAAACCTTCTTCACTGGGTTAAAAGTAGATGGGTTATCCACTGGGAATTTGAAGAAAATTCATAACATTGGATTTGTAACAATTGGTGATGTTTTGAAAATGAAGCCAAGTGATTTCAAGAAAGCTGGTTTTGTTAATACATCAGAAAAAATGTATAACAACGTTCACAATAAAGTGAATAATGCAACTTTGGTAGATATTATGGCGCTTTCTAGCACATTTGGAAGAGGGTTAGGGAAAAGGAAAATACAACCAATTATAGACACATATCCAAATATTATACACAGCAAAGAAACCCCCACACAGAAAATAGAAATGTTACGGCAAATTAATGGTATTGGCAAGGAAAATGCCAAAGCATTTGTCAATAATATTGATAATTTTAAAATATTCGTTCAAAACAATGGATTAGGGAAAATAGTAACAGACTTGCTGAAGGAAGAAAAAAAAGACAAAGTAGAAAACAAAAAGGACACAAACCACATATTTTATGGAAAAAAAATAGTTATGACCAAAGTGCGTGATACATCCATTATTCAAACAGTAGAAGACAAAGGAGGTTCCATGGTGGATTCTGTAAATAAAAACGTATGGGTAGTCATTGTGAAATCACGCGAAGACTTATCGAATAAGGTAAAGAAAGCTACTGAATTAAATATTCCGGTCCTCACTGTGGAAGAATTCAAAACAAAGTATATGTAAATATCCGCTAATAACAGATTCTGTATATACACATAATGTAAAAATTGAAATATTTTTTATATATATGAAAATACAAACGTAGATTAAAGCAATTATAATGATTTCCATACAAACTTTACATAGACGCAGCAGTAACGTGCGCATCAATGTTAATTCAGTTCCAACGTCCAATCGACAAGTATTACAATATAAACGTGTTTGTTCATATTGTAGGCGAAGTGGTCACAAAGAAGAAGATTGTATATTACATAATGTAAATTCAGAAATGGATAAAGAAAATGTATTACCAAAGACCATCTCATCAACCTCATCAAAATCCTTATTTTACCCACCCGAGTACTCCAAGAAAGGGATAACCCCTACAAAAGAAGAAGNAAANGAACTAATCCCACTTCAATTCTGGGTTCCAAATTATGACCCAGTAAAACTATTCTTGAATAATAANAATATACATAATTATAGAATACAACAACAGTGGAAAAAAAAAGTTCAATATAAAAGGCCATTAGTTTAACTTGATGGTTTTGAGATGTATACAGGGTAATTATCAATGTTCATAATTGTTTCTGGAATAGTATCCAATACTATCTCAAACTGTAAAAAAGATGGATGACTCAACTGATCTTGTGGATTATGTTGATGAACGATACGCGCAATCATTTTATATAATTTGAATTCCGGGTATCGTTCGTCTCCATTTTTTTTGTAAAGCATGTTTTTGTTATTGTCATCTGCAACCCAGCTATGAATAATAGAACATAAATCACGGTGTTCTGGAACGAATTTATTGTCCATTACAAAATCAAACATGGAACATCCCAATCTACATAAATCAAAACTGAAGTTTGGTTCAATAACTGGTTTGGATTCATCTAAAAAGGGCTTACAATTATACTGGGAATGTGCGTTGCCATCTAAATCAAAACTATCACTGCAATGGATATTGTCTTGGAAATGGTAAATTGCGCGACCAAAATCAATTAATTTAAACAGTTTTCCGTGCGTGGGTACTTTGTATTGCTTGTTATTGTATTGGTAATATAAATAAGGTTCTTCAGTGGGAATATACATTATGTTGTTTGTATGTAAATCATTATGCGTAAACGAAAAACACTTTTGATACGTTAACAACATCATAATAATTTGAAACAAGTACGCAATTCCGTTTTCAGAAGTCACTTCATCATTTTCCAGCAGCATATCAAATGTATTTTCGCATTTTTCAATACAAATCATTTGTACGGGATAATCCTTAATGTATGCATACACTGGACCATCTTCACTGTCATCTTCACTGTCACTGTCATTGTCATTGTCATTGTCATTGTCATTGTCAATTGAAAAATAGTTTTGTATGTTGTCTTCTTCATCGGAACTATTGTTTTCATTTGAGGATTCAGTAGAACACGAGCTGTCATCCTCCCCTGAATCCTCCCCTGAATCCTCCCCTGAATCCTCCCCTGAATCTGTAACAATACTATTTTTTCTATATACTTCTTCCAATCCAATCGTTTCTTGGGATTCTACATCAATCACCACATCCATCGGGTCTAATATATCAAACATCATCTCAGTATTTTGAACGGACGACCCCATCTTTATTTTGCTCCTATGGTTACGTGTTCCATCCGATATTATTTTGTTAACGTGGTCTTGATTGATGTAAAAGAGTTTTCCAAGGTTATTATGAAAAAAATCATAATCGGTCAAATAATCAATATCGTCTTCAACATCAACTTTAAAATGATCTTGTATTCCCAGAAAGGAACCATAAAAATCCAATCCGTGTTGGAATCCGTGATGATGTTTCATCATGTTGGTTAAATAGCAAAAAAAACTATCGACATAAGATGAGTTATTCGGGTCTTTTATCTTCTTATGAATTGGCGTACTATTCTCGTGGGATGCAACATTATATTGCGGCATGTTTCTTAAAATAGTGTTTTGTTTATCATACTTTCCAATCATGTAATGTAATGGGTCCAATAATGGAGAATATTTAATAAACACTGGTTTTTCCAAGGTTTTTTCAACACCTTCTGAAAGTATATATACTTTATTTTCAGAATGCAAATGGAACTTATGGTTTAGTGACTTGTCTTGAAGATTACACGACACATCTTTTAGTATATCATATAATGGATTATAAAATTGTAATTGATGTATTTGGTTGACAGAAGAATCACAAGAAATAATAGTTTGTATTTCGTTGTCTATTTGTATGGTAGGTAATACTGTATTATGTTCAAAATGCGCTGCAAAGGATGTATTCAATCCTTCATTCATGGTACAATATTAATTATATTCCTAAATATATTTAAATTGTATTAACCAAACTCACTTTTCAAGCAAGACCACAGCGTTTATATATAAAAAATAATGTATACTCATAAGATATTATCAAAATGTCTTTAGAATTGAAAAAGTTTAACATGAAAGAAATTACATTTAAGCCGAATGAAAATAAGGGTCCAGTAATTGTGATGATAGGACGACGTGATACAGGTAAGTCGTTTTTGGTGCGTGATTTACTGTATTATCATCAAGACATTCCAATTGGTACTGTGATGTCAGGTACTGAAGCTGGTAATGGTTTTTACTCAGAACACGTGCCCAAATTATTTATCCACGAAGAATACAATACGGTATTGATTGAAAACATATTGCGACGTCAAAAAACAGCATTAAAACAAATGAATAAAGAGTTAGCGACCTATAAAAGAACAAAAATAGATCCGCGTGCTTTTGTTATTTTAGATGATTGTTTATATGATCAATCATGGACACGCGATAAGATGATGAGATTACTTTTCATGAATGGTCGTCATTGGAAAATAATGTTGATTATTACCATGCAATATCCTTTAGGTATTCCACCCAATTTACGTACAAACATAGATTATGTATTTATATTGCGAGAGCCATATTTGACTAATCGTAAGCGTATATGGGAAAACTATGCGAGTATGTTTCCCACACTGGAGTCATTTTGTTCTGTAATGGACCAAACAACGGAGAACTATGAATGTTTAGTCATCAACAATAACGCCAAATCGAACAAACTGAACGATCAAATCTTTTGGTACAAAGCGGATAATCATCCAAGTTTTAGATTAGGTTCAAAAGAATTTTGGGAAATATCTAAGAATATGGGGTCAGATGATGAGGATGAAGCATATGACCCAAGTAAAAGCAAAAAAAAGAATGCTACTTCAATTAATGTAAAGAAATCCAAATGGTAATTGGATTATTCGTGGTTATTTATCACGTATTATCTTTTTCTTCTTCACTCACTCGAGTGTTATCCTCTACAATTTCACCTTCTTCAAGAAGGCTTGGATGTAGTGTCTGGTTGGCTGGTGTCCGACTGAGTAGTGTTGTTAAGTCAGGAACTCCTTGATGATCAGAATATTCTTCAATGATAATCTCATTTGACGGAATATGAATGTGTGGCAAAGAATCATATACATTTGTAACACGTTCTATTAGTTCTTGTGTGTGACCTCTTGTTCTGAATTGTAACATGCGACCAACAATAGCATCAAAACTTGTTGGTAAGTCTTGATTTTGTTGGTTGATAATAGGTATAGTAGAATCCTGAAATTCTTCTTCTTCATCATCTTGAAACATTGTATGCCGATGGTCACTATATACTATTTCATCCTGATAGGGATATTCTTCGAGATAGACGAATCTATTATTTTCGTGACTTGTTGTAAAGCCATCTAATGTATTATAATAATGAAAAGTTGTTCGCTTCGTGTTGATAGTATGTCCTTTTGCATATTTTTTCGATAGAGGTTTACCTTTCAAATTGGCAATTTGCTTATGGATGTCATTGATATTATTTGAAGTAAATAAATTGTTAGGTTTCCGAATACGTCTTCCATATAAAGGATTTCCGGTGAGAATGCTCTTCATACGATGTTTCAATTCTTGTAATGTTCTCTGCTTTACAAATTCATCGGTACAGTATTCAGAGACATAATACAATTGTAAATAGGGTTTCAGGTCCATATACACATCTTCATTCTTAGGAAACTGTATGTCTCCATTCGTTATATCACTAATATAATGTAACATTTCCTTTACTTCGTGTACCATTTGTTTTTTAGTATAAAGGCTATTATATTTGTCTTTTATATACTGTTGATTCATATTACTATAACAATTTTTGTGAAACAGATTCAAGCTAAACCCACTATTGTAATAATAAGTCACTAATGGGTCAATTTGTTGCGTACTATAAAGCATTTGGTTATATATGTTTATTAATTGGGCTTTTGTAAATGGAATATTGTTATAGGGGTTTTTACAAGGTAGTGGAAGTGCTGTATCAAATTCATCGTGATTGCATAAAGCGGATTTGATTATCTTACTCATTTCATAAATACGAAATAGATATTTGCTATTGCTCTGAAAGACAATAATGATATTCCGCATTGTGCTATCAATTGGCGATAACAACATATCTACATCATTGCGTATTGGAGCTTTATGAAACCGATAGATGTGCTGTAATCGTACAAGACTATTATACTTTTTTTGGGTTTTTGAAAAGCAATTCAAGAATTCATCTTTTATTTCCTGAGAGGCAAATATATTTTCATTGAATTTTTTTATTAAATGAAATTTGTAACCACTATTACTATATACAGTATTAATATCATTCAATAACAATATAAAATGGGGGGCATATTTATTTTTTTCTATTTCTTTTTTTAATAAAACATAAAATATGTTCCATTTTGATTCATCAATAATGGGACGTTTTATTACGGGTCTTTGGTTTTGTTTTTGTTTTTGTTTTTCTCTTAACTTTTTTAGTTTATCAGATCGTTTCTGTCGGAGGAGTTCTTGTCGTGCGGTATTCATCATGTATTCTTATGTAGGTTGTATAATTTATATATAACTTAAATTATATATCAATTTTTATCATAATTTCTTACATTAACCCACATTTAATCTGCTTTTTCTTTCGACGAATCTTCACGCGCTTTTACTTCTTCCAATAGAAGTTCGTTTTGGAGCTGTGCGGATTCAGTAGTGCTGACTTCACGGTCTTCAAAGTTAACATTTTCTTGAACACCTTGTAAGTTTCCTTCTTCATCAATTGTTTGCGTTAGAACATTACCACTGGTTTTAGCCTTTTCAATGTTTTCCATAATCGCCTTGCGTTTGGTTTCACGAACGCGTTCTTCAAACTCTTTCTTGGCTTG